CAAAGACAAATTGAAAAAACGTGAAATGATGGCAAAAGCAAATCCACAACCTGCAGCTGAACCTAAAAAACTCAAGGCGGCATAATGGCACAAAATATTGCGCCCAAAGCAGATCAGCCTAGAGTAACGACTGAAAATTTAAAACGTGATGGTGGATCACCGACATTACAATATAAAATACAAGGTATGAAAAATTCAACCCGTAGTAATACAAATAAAAACTACGGTCGAGCAATTAGGGGATAGTGAACTGAGGAGAGAATGATGTATCGTAAAATGGCAAAAAAAACTCGTAAGTCAAGACGTTAATCGGTTTCCCGTGAGAAGGAAAAAAGGGTATGGCTGCTTTCCCTTATAAATAAGTGGCCGCCTTATATAAGGAGCGCATCATGCGTAAAGGAAGAAAAGGCCGCAAGGCACGCAAGTAATCCGCAAGGGTTTTTCCTTCGGGGGGTGGGAAACAAAAATAAGTATCCCCCACTTGACAAATCCATAGAAAGGTTTAATCTTTCTTGTAATTGAATAGGAACATATTATGGCGATGCCACCGAACGAATTATTAAAAATGATTCAAAGTCAAAAGGATAAAGCAACTCCTGGTGGACAAGTGCCAACTCCTGATACGGGCGCACCAAGTATGGGTGATACATCTGCACCTCCTATGGCGTCACCAATGTCTACTCCAGAACCAAAAATGGGTAATCGTGAAGCCGCCATGATTAATATTGGTATGGCAATGGATTTATTAGAACAGTCTTTACCAGCGCTTGGATCTGAATCAGAAGAAGGCAAAAGAATTTTAAATGCTATTCGTGTAATGACCAGTATTATTGGTCCGCGTAAAAATAAAACAGGAGAACTTCAGCAATCTGAAATTCTACAAATGTTGCAAACTTTACCTCAAGCTGGTGGCGCAACGCCTGAAGGTAAAGCCATGTCACAAGCGCCACAAATTGCGGGTATGCCACCAGGTGCAGAAATGCCACCACCTCCAACGGGCGGTGCAGCAATGCCAGGCGGTTTACCAACTCCACCAACCATGTAAAGGAATTGATATGGAATTATTTAAGCCAAGAGGAGCATCCTCACCACGCAGACCAACCGATGACAATCAGAAAAATGGTCAAGTTGTTAACACTCCACGTTTTTCACAATTTGGTGGATTGTCAGCAACCAACAAAGCGGGTTTTAAAAATATGATGCAGATGTCGCATCCTGGTGACACTAAAAAAGTTATCTAAATCAATTAGGGGATTATCATGAGTTTAGAAGATCTATCATTTGAACAGCGGGATGAAATGGCGCTCTTGTTACAAGAGTTGTCAAACAATCCTAGCACACGCAAAGAAGTCTTACGTTTAACCAAAAAAGTTAGACCAGACCTTAACATTCCAGAATTAGAAATTGAGGATAAAGTAGAGAAGCGCGCTTCATCTGCTGAAGAACGTGTGCAGTCATTAGAATCTAAATTGCGTGAGCGTGAAGCATTAGATGATTTAAAACAGCGTCGTGAATCGTTGATGAAAAAAGGTTTAATCAACAATGAAGAAGATATTTCTGAAGTTGAAAAAATCATGTTAGAAAAAAAGATTGCTGACCATGAAACTGCAGCAGAATATTTCCAATGGATGAAACAAGCAGCTGAACCAACGCCAACTGGATTTAATCCACAAGCGATGAGTAAGTTTAATCTTGCGCCTTATTGGAAAAATCCNAGAGCAGCGGCACAGTCAGAAGCAGTAAAGGCTTTAGCGGAATTGCGTAAAAACACAAAACCGATTGGNATTTAGTAGTNCAAGGGGATATTAATTGTTAGGAGATAAACTATGCCTATAGGTGGCGGTATTCTTCCAGCAGCGGGAACGTCGCAATACAATGAGTTAACTTACGTCACTCGTAGAGCGTTTATTCCTAAGCTGGTCGTACAAATTTATAACAGCACNCCTTTGATGGCTGCTTTGATTGGTAACAGTCAACAGGCATCTGGTGGTGTATCCCAAGTAACAGTTCCTGTACAGGGCGCTCAGTTCGTCAATGCACAATGGTCAGACTATTCTGGTAGCTTTACCCAGCCATCTGTCCAACAAGGTGCGTTTAACGCTGAGTTTAACCTCAAGCTTATGATTGCTCCCGTACCATTCCTCGGAATGGAAGGTGCAGTTCAGCAAGACTATGCGATCATTCCTTTGATTGAAGCAAGGATGAATGACGCAACGAACGTCATGATGGATGCAATGGCAACGGCTTTGTACAACAATTACACCAACACGCAACAATTTATTGGTTTGCCTGGTGCAATTGATGATGGTACAAACTTACCTACCTACGGAAACATTAACCGTTCAACATACGGTTGGTGGAAATCCAAAGTGTATGCAGCTGGTAACGTCAATCCAACCCGTCAAAACGTCTTACAATACATTTCTGGTACGGTGAAATACGGTGCTGAAGTGCCAACATTTGGCGTTTGCGGTTTTGGTACATGGACATTATTAGCACAAGACTTTGTCGGTCAAGAGCAATATGTGATTACGCCAGGACATGGTTTTGATGGTGATGCTAACGGCCCACAAGCGGCGTTCCGCGCATTGATGGTTGCTGGTGTTCCAATTTATCCAGATCCATATTGCCCAGAAGGCACATTGTATTTCATTAACAGTAACTATTTATCCTTGTATATTCATGATCAAGGATCATTTGTGTTTACTGGATTTGAATCTACATTACCNAATTGGCAAATTGGTTACGTTGGTGCGGTGTTAATGATTGCTGAACTTGTCAGCACCAAGCCAAAATCAATGACCAGAGTATCTGGCTACAACTCTATTTCATTATAAGGAGAATATGTCATGGCACTTGGTTTAAATAAAATTCTAATTAGTGGTTCAAATACCAACACGCCTGGTGCGTATTGGCAGTTAACAACGGTAGCCGTTGCAGCATCTGGCAACACCGTTATTCCTGCTGGTACATACGAGGTATTTCCAACAGCAAACGTTACGATTGAAGCCGTATCTGCATACAATACCAATACGTCTTGCACCACACCGTCTACATGGACTGTGTTACTTGCAAACAATACGGGTGGTGTGTTAATTTCTGACGGTGTAAACGTGCGTGCCAATGCGATTGTAGCGACATCTGCAACAGTTACTTTAGTGACTGTGAACGGTGGTCAAAGCGCAAATAGCACCTTTACAAGCTAAGGAGTAGACAATGGCTAATCCAGATTCAGTCGGACAAAATACCCAAGACAGTTTTAGTAACTTTCGCTTGGGTAAAGTAACGGCTACACAACTTAATACGGCTGGTAATGCTGTGATTACTATTCCATTAATTAGCGGTGGTTTAACTAATAGTGGTAACACAACAACTTCTGGTGCGGTCATTGTACGTCGTGTTACTGTACAAAACCCATCAGGATCAGTTGCGTCTGCCAACGTATCAATTGGTTCAACTAACGATGGCGCTAATTTAGTAACTGCAAACACCGTTTTATCTAGCGTATCTGCTGGTGGTAAGTATCAAGATATTACAAGTACCGCTACAACNTCTGTTGTAAGTGGCAATGTAACGCAATGTCTATACGTCAATGTTAATACTGCAAGCGGTAACGCCAATACAGTAGATATTGTTGTATGGGGTGATGTAGTAAGTTTTTAATATGTCGACTATTTTTGTAACTAATAAATCTGATAAAGAACTCATTGATGGTTATGGTGGTGTGAAATATACATTTGCACCACACGCCACTATTGAGATTCCAGAGGANGTTGCTCGTCATGTTTTTGGTTACGGAGAAGAAAACAAATTACCGTATTTAACAAGGCTTGGTTGGATTAAATCTAATAATGATTTTGACACCGCGATGGAACTTTTATCCAAATGGGAACTGTCACAACACAAGCCTAAAATGAACCAATCGTTATCCCCGTTGGTGGAAAAAGTACCCTTACCTTCTGCGAAGAAGGTGGGGGGAAAAGTCCTAGACGCACAAATTTAAAATGGAATTTACATGGCAACCCTATCCTCGTACATTACCGACGTACGAAGGTTGCTGCATGATGCGAATGGAAACTTCTATACCGATCAGCAGCTAACCGACTATATTAATTCTGCTCGTGAAAGAACGGTCAGAGATACGGGATGCTTACGCGAAATCGTTGTTACACAAATACCTTGTCAAGTAGCGCCCAACGCAACAATTAATAGTGCGTCACCAAGTTATCCCGTAATTTGGACTGCGAATACTGCATACGCATTAAACACTTTTATTTTTAGTAATATTTATATTTATCAAGTTACACAAGCTGGAACAACAAGTTCTACTGCACCGCCGTACCCAGCAAACAATGTAAATAATTATTCCAACTATCCGCCATCAGGACAATTTTTAAATGGTACTTGTGGACTAACGTATGTTGGTAATTGTGAAAATATTACATATCCCGCGTTAACCAATTTAATGGGAAGTAGTCCATTATCACCATCAACAGGAAATACTGTTCTTGATATTGTTAATATTAATTTATATTGGGGTAATACAAGAGTACCGCTGGATTATTTATCATGGACTGACTTTAATGCCAGATTACGATTTTGGCAAAACTATATTGGTCGACCTATTGCATATAGCGTATATGGACAACAACAAATATTTATTGGACCAATACCAGACCAAGCCTATCAAGTAGAAATTGATTTAGTGGTGTTGCCACTTGCNTTAACATTATCTAATGAAAATGCAACAGATGTGATTAATGATCCGTATACAACGGCGGTTAAGTTTTATGCTGCGTATCTTGCAAAATATTATGAACAGTCTTACGGTGAATCCGAGATTTACAAACAAGAATATATTAAACATATTGCTAGCATTATTAATACTGTTTACACAAGACGTATTCCAAGTGTTTATAGTTCTCCTTATTAATTATGGCTGCCGCAGAACAGAAAAAATCGTACCAAGTCATCAAAAACTTTCGTGGTTTAGATACGAAAGCCAATCGTACTGCTATTGATGAAAACGAATTTTCTTGGATTGAAAACGCACAACC